AACAAAATGACAAGGGAACAAGATATTCAACAACATTTAAAAGACCGTTTGCAACATGCAAAAGATATGGAACAAAAACGCGTTGATGAAATTGAAAAATTTAATAAAAAAACTATGAAAACACCAAAATTTTTTGAATTTGAAACAATAGATGAACTATTAAAAGATAAATTCTTTTTAACATCGTTACATGCGCAAATCACGCAAATGCGAATTGAAATCGAATCACGCCCCGAATTAGCACCAGAAAAACGATACAAATCAAATTGGGCATCACGAATGATGAATGAAAACAGATTAACCGCGGATTTCTTTTTGGAAAACATTGGTGCGATTTGGTCGAATTCGTCAAAATTAAGCCGTGAACAACGTGAAATCATCAAAGTTGTTTGTTTGAATGCACACAACACCGCAATCACGCAACACAATCAAAAGTTCATTGAAGCGTTGAACAAACCAAAAAAGGAATCCAAACCAAAAAAATCAAAATCAAATGTTGCATAAAACACCATCCAAAATTGACATTGCACAAATCATTTGCAAATTAACCAACGGGGAAACATTAGTTGGATTCACACCAGAATTTGAAACCGATTTAATCCGCGGGGTGATGGTTGAACGTTGTGTTGATTTGGATGAATTTGTGCATCAATTGCGCCGTTCTGGAATCGGAATATTAAATTTTGAAACCATTGGTGATTTTCACCGAATTTTATTGTTGCCGTATTCACACGAAAATTAATATATTTGTGTTGATGTTTAGGTTTGAACGTTGGCGGGATTCTATTTTTTTGTTTCTGCCATGAAAAGTGCGATGTTTCACCCGCCAACGTTTTTTTTCACTTTAACAAATCAAAAAATGAAAAATAAAAAATTAAAAATGTTCATTGGTTTCATATTGTTGCCAATTTTTGTTTCGGTTTATTTCGTTGACCGCGCAATACTTGTTTTTTTGCCCCATTTAGATGGATTCAACATCAAAAAATGGTTTCGAAATACCAAATCAATGGGAATGTCAACAATAAGAGTTACCGCCATCACAATCATTTATTTCATGTATTTATTATTGACATACCGAATAAATGGATGATGCGTTTGAAATAGATGATTCTTTTCAACGCGTTGTTTCGTGTGATTTTGATTCATGCATCATTGGAACATGCAAAAGTTCGGGAAAAGTAATCTATTCATCAAAAAAATGCATCAAACAGATTCAAAAGATAAATCACTTTTCACAATGGGATGCAACCGATTTTTTCACATCATCATTTTTAAATTGTAACTTTGGAATAAACACACCTATTTGGTGCATTGACCATGAATAACAACATCAATTATGACAACATTTCATTTTGACGTATTATACAAAAGAAACGAATATGCATATTTCGTTTTGTTGCCAACAATATTGTTTGCCATTGATAACGAAATGGAAACAACAACATTTTCATTTTCGTTTTTGATTTTTGGATTTGAAATTATAAAAACACATGAAAAATGAAAACAGTTCATCCAAACAAACAAGCCATAAACGATAAGGGGGAAATTCGAAAAGATTTAATCACCAAAAAAATCAAACAGAACGATAATAAAAAGATTTTTTTAGAAGCGTTGGAATTTCATTTGGGAAACATCACAAGTACATGCAATCAATTGGGATTTTCACGCACCCAATTTTATCAATGGATGGACAATGATGCGGATTTCAAAAAGCAAGTTGATGAAATCGGTGAAATCGCATTGGATTTTGTAGAATCAAAACTATTTCAAAAAATTGATGGTATTCATTCAAAAACGGATGATGGCATTGTTTACAAAAAAGAACCCGACACAACCGCAATCATTTTTTATTTAAAAACAAAAGGTCGCAAACGTGGGTACATTGAACGAACCGAAATTGATTTGAATGATAAACGCCCCGACTTATCCGAACTTTCAACAATAGAAATTCAAAAATTATTGGCGGAAAATGGCGAATAATTCAGTTAAAAAAGAACATTTAGTTCAAATACTGAAATTTGAATTGGCGAAACGTGTGTTTTGGGAATTCTGTTTGCATTATGATAGGGAATTTTTTGAATCACGCCCGTTTTTAAAAGAAATCGCGGATGGATTGCAAGAAATCGCGGATGGAAAAATTAAATCATTATCCGCATCATTACCGCCCCGCGCGGGAAAATCTTATATTACTTCATTATTTTGCGGTTGGATGATAGGAAACAACCCAACCGAATCAATCATGCGCAACACATGCACCGCAACATTGTATTTGAAATTTTCGTATGATGTTCGGCAAATCGTAAAATCCGAAAAATTCAATGATATTTTCCCCCGTGTTCGTTTATCCGATGATAAGGCAAATTTGCAAGGTTGGAACACAAACCAATCAAAACAAGTTGGGTACTTTGGCGCGGGTGTTGGCGGAACAATTATTGGTTTTGGTGCATCAAAAGTTGCAATTACAGATGATTTGTACCGCGGAATTGAAGATGCGTTAAGTGACACGGTAAATGATAGAATACACCAATGGAAAGAATCAACGCATGATTCACGTTTCGAAACGGGATGTGCGCGGGTTGACATTGGAACGCGTTGGTCAATCAACGATGTGATTGGGCGAAACATGGAACAAAACGTGTATGAAAAATCAATCATGGTTTCCGCCATGGATGAAAATGATGAAACATTTTGTACCGCGGTAATGTCAACGGATGAATATATTGAAAAGCGTAAACGAACCGCCAATGAAATTTGGTTGGCGGAATACCAACAACAACCCGTTGATTCAAAAGGGCGTTTATTTTCAGATTTGCGCTACATGGAAAAGGATGAATTTGATGAATTCATTCGATTAAATACAAAAGCGGATGGAACATCACCCATTGATGGTTGTATGGCTTATATTGATGTAAGCGACCAAGGGGCGGACTATACGTCAATGGCGGTTTGTGCATTGATAAAAAACCAATTATTTTTGGTTGATTACGTTTTCACCCGCGCGAATACCGATGTTTCCATTCCTTTATGCGCGGGAATGTTGAACAAATGGGGCGCAAAATACGTTCGTGTTGAATCCAATTCAATGGGGGCGATGTTTTCCCGACAATTGCAATTGCACACCAAAACAAAGGTTTTGCAAGTCAACAACACAACAAACAAAATAACCCGTATCATCATGAATTCGGCATTCATCCAAAATTCAATGATGTTTATTAAAACGGGAACAAATGAATGTGAACAATTTATTCAAAATGTTTTATCATTTAGCAAAGAGGGTAAAAACAAAAATGATGATGCACCAGATTGTTTGGCGGGATTGGCAATTTTTGTTCAATCAATGTTCAAAATATAATGTAAATTTGTAAAAAACAACAACATGGAATTAAATTTTTGGGAATCATTTTTTGGTGTAAAGGATAACGATGATAATGGAAATCGTTTCATCAATCGTTTCAATCAACTATTACCAACAATGAACCAATTTTGGGGCGTTAAACGCGCAATTTGGATTGATACCAATAACGCATGGGAATTATTTTTAACTATTCCAGAATTAAGGGCGGTTATTGATAAACGCGCATCAATGATGGCATCAAATGTTCCCAAATTGTATGATAAAAACGGAATTGAAATCACTAAACATTGGTTTTTGGATATGGTTGCAAAACCAAATTCAATGCAATCATGGAGTGATGTTGTTTATTCATTATCCGTGAATGATGCATTATATTCAAATTCCTTTGGTTATTGCCCAAAACGTTCATTTGATTCAAGAAATTTATTTGTTCCATTACCATCAAATAAAGTTCAAATTAATTCAAGCGGTAAAACATTGAAACAAATGGATATTGATGGATTAATCAATGATTATAAATTTCAATATGATGATAATTCGATTGAAACAATTGAAGTTGGTGACATGGTGTATTTGGCAACAACCGATGGAATGAACATCATCAAACCAACATCGCGAATTTCAGCATTAAAATTTCCATTATCCAACATAAAAGCATCATACAACAAAAGGAATGTATTATTGGAAAATATCGGTTCAATCGGTATTTTATCCGCCCAAAAATCGGATATCGGGGGCGCGATTCCAATGGATGCGGATGAAAAAAAGGAAATACAAAAAGATTGGTATAATCGTTCAAAAGACGAAATTATCATAACGGAATCAAACGTTCAATGGCAACCAATGAGTTTTCCAACAAAAGATTTGCTATTATTTGAGGAATTAGACGCGGATAAGGTCGCAATAATTGATGCGTATGGATTGAATTACGACATTTTTTCATCTGTTAAAGGTTCGACATTCGCCAATGTTCAAAATGCGATTCGTATTTGTTACACGGATACAATCATTCCCGAAACGCAACAAATGTATGACACAATGGCGCATCAATTGGGATTGTCAAAAGAGGGAATCACAATCAAAGCGGATTTCTCACATTTGCCCGTTTTGCAAGATGATGAGGAAAAAAAGGCAAACGTATTGAACACCCGCGCGGATGCATTGAATAAAATCATCACGGCGGGTGTTATTTTATCAGATGATGAAAAATTGGCGGTGTTATCAATTGAAAAATAAAATGTAATTTTGTAAGTAATGGAAAAGAACATTAACACATATCAAACAAAAGGCGCAAACGCGTTAAAGGATTTTGATTTATCAAAACGTCAAGTTGCAATATATTTGTCAACATTTGATGTAATTGATGCGGATAATGACATGATAAAAAAGGGCGCGTTTACCAAATCCATCATGGAACGCGGGGTTGATTCAACATCAAACCGAAAAATTGCGTTTTTACGTTACCATGATTGGCAAAAACAAATTGGAAAGTTTGTTGAACTTTCAGAAGATGAAAAGGGATTGTTTGCCGTTGCCCAATTAGGAACATCAACGGGTGGAAATGATGCGTTGAACGATTACGCGGATGGAATCATTCGTGAACATTCAATTGGTTTTCAATATGTAACCGACAAAATCAAATGGATTGATGATACATCGTTGGATTCGGGCGGTTATTGGATGATAACAGAAGTTAAACTTTTTGAGGGTTCGGCGGTCACATTTGGCGCAAACGAACACACGGATGTTGTTGGTGTTATGAAATCCGAACAAAGAATGGATTTTGCATCAAAAATTTCCAATGAAATCGATATTAATGTAAAATCATTGATTAATGGCAAAGGTTCGGATGAACGATTGTTTGAAATCGAAATGAAAATAAAATATTTGAATGCACAATTGTTGTTACTTACTAAAAACGAACCGTTCGATTTGAAACATTCGTTGGAAATTAAGCCAACGGAAATAATTGGAAATTCATTTAATTGGGAACAAGTAATAAAAAGTATTAATTAAAAACAAAAACAAAGTGGAAAACACATTAACACCCGAACAAGTGATTGAAAAAATCAACACAAAGTTCAATGAAAGCATGTCAACAATGGCAACAAAAAGTGATGTTGAATCATTGCAAAATGACGTTAACGCATTAAAAGGATTAACAGAAAAAAGCGAAGCAATCCAAACCGCAATCACGGGTTTTGAGGCAAAATTAGAAGCGTTTGCGGAAAAGGCAAAGGATGCATCAAAGATTGTTGCAAAAACATTACCAGAAGCATTGGGACAAGTTTATGCGGAAAACCTTGAAAAGATATTAAGCGCAAAAGAAAGTGGCGCATCTTTGAGTTTAGAAGTAAAAGCCGACACAACAATTGTTGGGAATTACACGGGAAACATCGCATTGTCAACATTGGAACAAGGCGTTTCAAACATTGCGCGACCAAAAATCAAAGTTCGTGACATTGTGAACAAAGGAACGACAACCTCAAAGTTCGTTACTTATATTTCACAAACGGTTCAAACAATCGCGGATTGGACATTGGAAGCGGGAACGAAACCAACGGGTTCACCAGAATACATCGAAGTGAGCGAAGAAGTCAAAAAAATCGCGGGAACGGTCAAAATTTCAAAAGAAATGTTGGCGGATTTATCGTTTGTTCAATCTGAAATCAACGGTGATTTGATGGCATCGGTTGACCAAATGGTTGAAAACGGAATTTTGAACGGTGCGGGTGGTTCTGAAATCAACGGTATCATTCCAATTGCGCCATTGTTTGTTGCGGGTTCTTTTGCAACGTCAATT